CCTGCGGTCGTTTGAATCGTGCCGTCTCCAAATTTAATCCCCGTGGTATCCACCGACAACGCAACTGATGCGTCTGGAGTCACCCCGATGCCAACGCGCCCATTGTTCGCCACAGCAAACCGAGTGCTATCCGGTGTTGTCTCGTCGTTGACAACCAAGCTGTTTCCAGAACCGAGGTTTGTTATGACAACGGCATCGCTTGTCGCTGTAGCGGTATTTGAAATTGATGCTGACGTGCCTGTTCCGCTATTGGTTACCGTCAGTGCAGTCCCCGCTCCAACGCCGATTGTCTGCGGTTGATTGAAGGTGTTTGATAGGGATGTAGCGGCAACTGCACGAGAAGCTGGTCCTGTTGAGTCTCGATAGCTGAGAGCACCTTGGTTTGAAATCCAGATATCACCATCCGAAAGTGTAGTTGGTGAACTGCCAGCAGTTCTTGATCCAACGCTCAGTTTTGCAATCGTATTGTCAGCAGCAGCAGTGAGTTTGCCGGTCATCGTGCCGCCAGAAGTTTGCACCGCTCCCGTGATGCGCGAATCGTCACCTGCTGCTACCGTGTTTGCAGTCGTCCCAATGCTCTTGGTTGCGGCATCACCAAGACCCAAATTGGTTCGCATGCCGGCCTGATCCACAGACCGCATGAACGTGTCAACGCTATTAGTTACTGGTACGTCAGGCATATACTAGGGTACAATGTATCGGAAACCGTCTGGTGTGCGGAAGAAAAACCCGTCAAAAGTCTTGTAGTAATGAATCACCGCCGGTGTTGATGAACCGCCCTTTAAAACAACCTGCGAGGTTGCTGCTATGGATATTTCGATTTCCATTAGTCGTTGAACAAGCGGACAATCTGCGTTGCCGATGTGTTGGTATTCAAAACTCTAATTACTTTCACCGGGAAAAACCCGGCCGGTGCTCCGTGAAAAGTAACGACATCTCCCCCTGCAGTCATAACTCTGATGTTCCCTGATCCGCCAATGTACAGCGTCGATGGAGCAAACTGAGTTGTGTCGTTTGGCACTACATCCACAGCACGGGTAGGCTGAGTAACCGTGTCGCGGATTACGGAGTTTACTCCGTCATTGATTGCTGCGGGATTCGTGTTTGCCATATGTCTACTAGGATATCGCTCTGCTGAGCATGCTTTCTCGAGTTGTGTCAGCTTCTGAGAGCAACTTCGCTCCTTGCGCTGCCTGAGTCAAATTATCAACCATCTGTTGTCTCTGCGCGGCTATTGCACGCTGCTTCCGAATCTCAGCCACAACCTCGTCGGGACGCACAACCTTCTGTGGCACTCCGAGCATGTCTCCATATTCGTCTACCACTTGGTCCATGTCGATTTTGTCGAGAATCTCAGGGTACGCCTGCGCTAAATTTCCTGCGAATCCGACAAACCGCTCAATGCCTGCTGTGGCAACTAGCTTCTGCGCCTGAGCCATGATGCTCACGTACTCAACTTTCAGTTCCTGTCCTGCAATGTCCGGTGGCGCAGGCGGAATCAATCCTCTGCGCAGCATCATTGCGAACGTCCGGTCAATCAGCGGATCCAGCAAATCCTCATTCTGGCGCTCAAGCACCGGACCAAGCATCAGCAACTTCTCTTCATGCCTCTCCTCAATCTCGCGTGCTGTAATCTGCCTCCGGTCACTGTTTGCCAGCATCAAAAACAAGTCTTCGTAGAAGCATTTCTTCACTCTCTGCGAAGTTTCCTGAATCAAAACCTGCAACTCCCCAAGCGGCATCTTTACTTCGTGAGCCGGCTTAAACCCGGCCTGCCCTTGATTGCCGTCAACGTAGGTGATGTCCCCGGGGAGAAGCGAAGCCTTTTGGTTTCTCAACGACATAGGAGCCGTCATTGGAGGATTCACCATCTTGTCGATCGACTGGATCATCCTCCGTTGCATCGCTTGGAGTTGCTTGATATCCCCAAGCGCATCCATCCCCGGGGACATCCCGTAGACGTCTTCCCCGGTGACCGACCACCGAGGAGCCATGATTGGAAACTCATCAAATCCACTCTCGCTCAACATCCCCTCATCTTCTTCTGCACCAACCTCCCAATAAACAGATGCGTACTTCTTGAATTTTGCCAGCAACTTGCCCTCGTTGTAATCCTCGTTTGGCATCACAAGTTGCGCCACATCAATCCATTCCTCGTAATTGCCGTTGTCCCACAAGTCTCGAGTCCGCTTGGTGACGTTGTCCTTCCCAAACTGCTGAACCAGTTGCCGAACTGTCATACTGTACTCGCGCATGAACGTGTCAATTGACAGTCTGGCGTTTTGTGACAGGCAGTATTGCCCGATTGGGAATGTGTGGCATCTGATTACATCAGCATCGTCTTCAAGCACTGCCATTGCCGCAGTGCCAAACACGCCCTCATCGCCGTAAAGCAGCGGTAAAGCGTTGTACAAGTTAGATTTAAGGAAGATTGTCCGCATCCGTCGCGTGACATCGTCCAACCACATCTTTACCGGACCGAACTCAGAAAGTTCAGGGTCTGGCGTTGAAAGCATGAACCATGGTCGGGCCGGCGAAGTAAGCCCCGACATCATCCCTGCCTGCAAGTTGCGTGATGCCAGCGTTGCCGTCGAATCGATGATCTTCTGGTTTTTTCGGTCGCCCCTGTTTCTTTCTGACAGAGTAAATCGAGACCGGCGAGGTAACACGTAATCCGACAAATCTCGCCAATGCGGCATAAATGACTCTCGCTCACGCCTTAATGCGTTGCGCATCCGCTCGAGTTTTTGTCGTTTTGTCTCCATGCTATTCCCCTAACAGAGTTCCTCTACGGCGCTGCTCTTCCATAAGCCCCAGCATTTCTTCCTCCTGCGAATTGCTGCCAATCATAGTGCGAGATTCAGTTGGATTTGATGAGTATTGGCCTCGCTCAAATGCTTGCCCTTGTCTTAAGCTGTACTTGTCTGGAACTCTGCTCTGCTCAAATTGATCAGACGTTAGCATCGATTCGTCTCTTCGTCCTTCGTTTTGCTTTCTGGCTACTTGGCCTGACGACGGACCCATCATAAGCATTCCAACTCCTCGGATTGCAACGGACAAAGGGTTGTATAGGACAAGAGTCTTGGCTACTTGCTCGAAAACTTCAGTAACCGGCCGAACGACCTTTTTGACCGCTTTGAACCCTTTACTAAGCCAACTCATTTTACGAACCTAAAAGAGACCCTCGGTTCCGCTGCTGCTGACCTTCGTCAAGCGTCATGCCCCCACCACCAAGCAAACCGGAAATCAAATCTGTGCCTCCTGCCCCAACTCCAATCTGATCGGATCTCCCGTATGATGCCATGGCTGCCCTTTCCTGACGATTAGAAGAGCGAATAGCTTCGCCTTGAATTTTCTCTTCACTCATTCGCATCTCCTCGTTTGCCAGTTTCTTCTGCTGGTCCATTTGACGCTGAGCCTGCTTTTGCTGCTGCTTCTGTCCGTAAAGGGACGTTCCAGCAGTAATGAGAGATCCGACGATGATTGCAGTTGCTACCCAAGCCATAAATTAAGTCAGTTGGTGTGACGCTTCCCACTCCAAGTAGGTTGGTGATTTAATGATGAAGCGCTTTTCAATATCTTCGACTTCCGTGCTTTCGCTTGCAATCACATTTATCCACGTCAGGTCTTCAAGAACGTACCCCAACTTGCGTGACCCCGCTTCACTTTTGAACACGCACGGCCCCTGAACATCAACCATCCTGCCATCCATCAGCACCCGCATCCTCCCTTTCAGGATGATGTTGAAGCAAGACTCCCCGTGCTTATGCCCGAGCACCAGTGAACCCGCCGGCGCTTGCATCTCTCGCAGGTAAACGCCACTGCAGAACTGGTGCGAGATCTGGATGCTCGGAACTAACTCCTGTTCCGTGTTTGCCAAAAGCGCTTTCTCAATCGCTTCGTAATCCACAACACCAGATTCAGGGTCAACCGAACGTCCAATCTGGTCCAAGACCGATAGCACGAAGTCAGCAAACTCGGGGCGTTCCTTTATATCTATCTCAGTGTCAGGCGAATGGGTCATATTCGGTGTGGGCTTTATCGGTGTGCATGGAAATCAGGGCGGCCGGTCCTCTTGTCGCTGGAACAGGATGGGCAAACGTGAGCGCCAGTGCGTCGGCTAGGTCAGGGCTGGACATTCCGCGCTTTCTCATGTCGTCCTTGCTCTCCAACTCAAGTTTGCCTGCAGCATTGGCGTAGCTGTACGTCGGTCCGCACAAATCAATCTTCAACTCGGTGATATCTGGAATGGAAGCGCCTGCCTTCAGCCATTCAGCCATGTCCCACCACATTTCCGCCCTCTTGTTCTGGAACGTCGGCTTGTTCGGCTTGCCTCCAAAATCCACGGGGATTGGAGAGAACCCAAGTTGACGCAACCGATCGATGACGCCCTCGCCTCGGCCGGCATCAATGAACACTGCGTCCGGTTTCCACTCGACCCAATGCTCTGCCACTTTCCCCGCAAGCGTCATGTTATCAATCATCGTGTACGTTTGCGGTGAATGCGCCACAAGTCCCTGCCTGCCAAAGATAACCGACCTGTCTCCGCCGTATCGAGCGACGTCAACGCCGAGGATGCGTGGGGCGTGCTCGTAATCCTGCTCGGAGATGTGTTTTCCAGAGCATTCATGCGCTATGTCGATGGTAATCAATTGATTATCGCTACTGGCATCAAAGTCGCATAGCATTTCCTGACGGAATTGGTTCTCCGTCATGGTTTTCCGCATTAGCTCAATCTCCTCGGGCTTGATGCATCCAGTGTCGCGGTAGGTGTAGAGTCTTGTGTACCAGTCGGGGTCTTTCCGCGCCTTGTGGTACACCTCGGAGAACAGGTTCGGACCCTTGGGTGTACCGATGAACAATGCCCATCCGTTCCGGTCCGCCAGTGCAGGCCGAATGATCTGGCCCCACACCTCCGGTTTCATATCGGCGACTTCATCAATCACGATGCCATCGATGTAGAGGCCGCGCAGAGCGTCGGGGTTGTCCGCCCCGTACACCGAGATGCGTGCCCCGTTGGGTAGCTCACCCCACAACTCACCTTCGTTGATCTTCACCTCGGGGATCTTCTGCAGTTGCGGCTTGAGGTACGGACCCCAAGCCACTGCCTTGGCCTGCTTTAGGAACGGTGCGAGGTACACGTACCGTGCCATGGGCTTAGTGGTGATGCCTGCAGCATCCAACAGGGTCACGCCTGCCATCACGGTCTTGCCGGCACGCCGATGGCACACCAACACGCTGAACCGCTTGAGACCCATATGGCACTCGACCTGCCATGCCCTCGGGTGATACCCGATATCCGCCTCGATTTCAGGCATTTGACTCCTCAATGTAGAGCGGCGTTTGCAGGCCAACGTGGGATCCTGCGATGTTGTACTCGTAGTATTCCAGCGCCTCATCCGCCCCCATCCCGTTGTCCTGCAGCATCTTGAGGATACGTTGGACCGAGTACACCGCGACCGGCACTGCACCAACCATGGTCCAACCCATGTAGGCATCATCCAGACCGTCTGCCAGCACCAACTCAATGCCTTGTCGCTCAAGCGATTCTGCCAATTCTGCTCTGTTCATAATGTGTTGAGATTATGTCGCAAAAACCTGGTTCGCAACCCGCTACAGTTCCCCGTTTACCACTCGCAGCACCCCGAGTTGTTCAGGGCTTGCCGGCACTCGGGTGATCAGGCGGATGACGGTGGGGCCGCCTGCGCCGGCTGCCTCGCCGGCCGGCTCCTTCTCTTGTGGCACAATCTTACCGAGCAGCGCGCAGAAGGTGCGTGGGTCCGAGGTAGCCAGCGCCTCGAGGTACTTGACCCCACCAACCTTCCGGAACGCCCGAGCCAACGCCTTCTTAATCTCGCCGGTGATGCGGTTGGGAACGCCTTTCGGCCTGCCCCGCCTCTTAGCCGGCTCTTCCTGCCCCGCCTTTTTGGTCACCTTCTTTTTCATGTTTCACCACTCCCCGTAAAGCACCACTCCATTTCCGTGGAAATCAACCACTTCCACGGCCGTGATATCCTCCCGCATCCTGAGTACTGCCAATGCCAACTCATCTGCAGTCCACTGACCATGCCTGACCAAATGTGCCTCGATTTTGGTCCTCAAATCAGCCACAAACTCCTCTCTCGAGCACACTTGAGCATCCAGCCTCGACCACACTCGCATGGCAGATCCATTGCTGGATGTGAACTTGGTCATGGCCTCTACAAAAACCGGCGCTCTTTCAGGATTTTCCATATGACACACTCTGCCAGACGTTGCAAAACGGTCAACTTGTGATGCTTCTTTTGGACAAGCATCACACATCCATCACAACGTAACATCCTCAGCCTCA